ACCATTAATTAAAGAATATCTTGAAATAGGTGTTAAAAATGATGAACAACTTATCAAAATGGCGACTATTATACAACGTTGTTTAAATAATGATAATGTAAATAGTAGTGATGGATTTACTATTTCTGATGAAGAAAAAGCTCAATTACTAGGAGAAATAAATAAACTTCATGATAATACTGATAAATAATGGCTAGGAGCAGTGGTAATTATGGTTATTCATCTCTTAACCAAAACCAAAATTCTAATTTATTTAGTGCTAATGGAGGAAATGCTTCTTCTCAAAATAGTATATTCTCAGTCAGAGTAATAAGTATTGTTTTAGATGAAAATCATCCTAGATTTAAAGAATTAGGAGGATGGAATGCTTTAGGAGCTATTGAATATGATATAGCTTCTAATCCTAATTATAGTTCATATGTTTATCCTGTAGCTTATCCTCTTTTTCCAAACTTAAAAAATTTTCCATTAATTAATGAGGTAGTTTTAGCTCTACCAGCTTTTTCTTCTGCTGTTGAACTATATGAAGATAATATTAATATTTTAGGTGGTGAAAGTAAAACTTATTATGTAAATTCTATAAGTGTTTGGAATCATCCTCATCATAATGGATATTCTTTTAAAATAAGTCAAGCTCCTCCTTCACAAAATAAAAGTTATAATCAAGTTGAAGCTGGTAGTACTAGTAATGTATCAAATACATCTTCAATTATTTTCTTAGGTAAAACATTTAATGAGAGAGCCAATATTCATCCTATATTACCTTTTGAAGGAGATATTATATATGAAGGAAGATGGGGAAATTCTATTAGACTAGGTAGTACAGTTAAAAATAGACCAAATAATTGGTCTTCTACTGGAAGCAATGGAGACCCAATTACAATAATTAGAAACGGTCAAGGTAACCAAACAAATGACGGCTCTATACCTATCATAGAAAACATAAATAACGATGATACTTCAATATATTTAACTAGTACTCAAAGTGTACCTATAGAAGTATCAAGTACAAGTTATGTTAGTTATATATCTGGAAGTACCCCTATATCTCCTAGTAAATATGCTGGTTCACAAATAATATTATCATCTGGTAGATTAGTTTTTAACACATATGAAGATCATCTCCTATTAACATCTGCTAAATCTATTAATTTAAATTCTTTAGAATCTGTTAATATAGATACTCCTACTGTAGCTATCCAGGCAAATAAAATTTATTTAGGTAAAAATGAAGCTGAAGAACCCTTAATGTTAGGAACTCAAACTATTAATTTATTAAAAACTTTAGTTGAGTCTTTAACTACATTTATGACTATTACATCAACTGCTACAACTAACATATGTGTTCAAGGTACTCCTGCTACTTTACCAACTGTAAATAGCGCTGCTCAAAATGTTTTAGATGATTTATTTAATTTAACTAAAGCTTTAGGTAGTGATCCTAGTTTAAAAGATTGTAAATTAATTTCTAAAAGAAATTATACTGTATAATGGCTAGTGGGGAAGAAATAAAAGAAGTTCAAGGTGAAGGAGTTTCTCCAAACTTATCATTTGCTAAAAAATTAGCCATAAATGATGCTACTTTAAAATTATCTAATAATAATGAGTTTAGAGTTGTTGATTTTACAATTTTAAGTGAAAAAGCATTTCAAGAAGGAGCTAATTATAAGTATATAATAACAGCTAGAGGTACTGTTCTTTATGAACAAGCTCAAGATATTCAACCTAAAGGAACCCCAACTAAATCATACGCTATATTAGATAATGGCTTTAGAGTTGAAATACTTAAAGTAGGAATTAAAAAACAAGTAGTTGTTAAAGATACTCAAGGTAATATTATTTTATCAACTGAACCAACAAGTGAAACAGATGATGACATTTTACTCAATACCGCTGTTAAAGTCTTTAATGAATCATTAGCTAAAAAAGAAACTCAAACTTCAACACCTCCTCCACCTCCAACTTCTCAACCTACTTCCAATACTCAAGATTCTTCAACTCCAACTAATAATCAAAAAGAAACTAAAGAAAGTGAAGGTGAAGGAATATCCCCTGATCCTTCTTTTGCTAAAAAAATAGCTATACAAAATGCTTCTCGTACTCTTTCAAGTAATGGTACTTATGAAATATCTAATACTACTATTATAGATGAAAAAGTATTTATAGAAGGAGGAAATTACAAATATAAAGTTAAAATAAGAGCTACAATATCTCCTAAATAAAATGGCAGAAATAGTTGAAAAATATATAGCTCCTGAGCCAAAATCTGAACCTAAACCTACTCCTCAGCAGGTAAATGAACAGACTCAAAAAGAATCTGATAAAAAAGCTGAACAACAGGTTGTCACAGATGTGACAAAAACTGATGCTAAAGTAACTCAAAAAAATACCCCTCCAAGTCTTAAAGCTCAAGGTCAAGATAAATTAGCTCTTATTATAAATAAAAAACGCAGTGAAATAAAAAGAATACTTATACCAATAGCTATAGGATTAGCTACTAAAGCCGGTATAAAATTTCTAAACAAATTTAGATCTCAACTCCCAGATTTTTGTTTAACACAAGAGGAAGTAAATAAAATATTATTTACTAGAAATCAATTAGTTAATAGATTAAATAATATAGTTAAAGTATTAAATACCTTAACTAAAGTATTAACAGGTTTAAGTTTAACTATAACTATAGTAACAACATTAGTTAGAACTTTAAAAAATACTAGAAAAGCAGCCTCTATAGCTGTTAAATTCATACCATCTCCCCCAGGTACTCCAGGTTTTGTAACTTCAACTTTAAATGATTTAAAAGATATTCAAGAAACAGTATATACTAGACTTATAAAAATAGCAGGAGCTATAGCTACTATTAGTTTATCTATATCTATTTTAAATAATGTTTTACTAAAATTAATAGCTATTTTAAAAGGAATTGATGCTTATTTAATAAAATGTAGTGATGAAGTTAAAAATGATCCATCATTATTAGTACCCTTAGATTCAACTTTATTAGATTTAGAAAGAGTAAATAATGAAATAGAGAATGAAGAAAATTTTGAAGAGACATATAATGGATTTATATTGGAAATAGTTGAGGAATCTTTTTCCCCAACTGTGACTAGAAGAAAAGCAGTGGCTAAAAACACTGGAGGTATAATTTTATTATCTACACCATTATCATTTACCACAGATACTCAAACCTTATTAGAACAAATAAAACTTTTAATTGACTCTGATAATTTAAGAGCTGATTAATTAAATATTTATAATAAATTATGAAAACTGAAACTTTAAAATCTCTTATAAAAGAAGCTGTTAGAGAAGCAATTCAAGAAGAATTGAAAGATGTTTTACTAGAAGCATTTAAAGCTAACAAACAAACCATTAAAGAATCTTATCAAGTAAGTGATGATAAAACTTTAAATTTTACTTCTAATAATGTACCTAAAACTCCTATAAATACTAAACAAGCTTATATGGATATATTAAATGGTATGGCTCAAGGTCCTGATACAGGTTTTAAAGGTGATTTTAAAGTAACAGGTCCTGTTAACACTATGTCTGAAGGAAGTGCTCTGCCCCAAGGTCAATTAGGTTTAGATCAAATAATGAATTTAATTAATAAATAATGGCATTCGGAGCTAAAAAAATATTCCCCCTAGATACCAGACCTGGTACAGCTATAGGAGTTTCTATACCTTTTAATGCTCCATCAGTATTTTATCCAACATATGTTACTAAAGATGCTATAAAAAATAATTTAATTAATTTTTTATTAACAAACCAAACTGAAAGATATTTAAATAATGATTTTGGAGCTAATTTAAGAAAATTTGTTTTTGAACAGATATCAAATAATACTTTAAATCTTCTTAAAGATACAATTCAAAGTCTTATAAAAACTTATTTTCCTAATGTAAGAGTAGAAAATATTGAATTCAATGAAAATCCTGATTATAATGAGATAACAGTAATGATATATTATAATATTATAAACACTGGTATAAATGATCAGGTACAAATAACTTTTACATAAACAAATTTAATTTAACATGGGAAGAGCATTAGTAAATAGAAATAGTGCTAAAAATATAAAATATTTAAATAAAAGCTTTAATGAGTTTAAGGCTAGTCTTGTTGACTATACTAAAACTTATTTTCCTACTACATATAATGATTTTAGTCCAACTTCACCTGGAATGATGTTTATTGAAATGGCATCATATGTTGGTGATGTTTTATCATTTTATTTAGATAATCAAGTCCAAGAAAATTACTTACAGTTTGCTCGCCAATCAAATAATTTATTTGAATTAGCTTATATGTTTGGTTATAAACCAAAAGTAACAGGAGTAGCTATAGTTGATGTTGATTTTTATCAAAAAGTTCCTTCTAAAATAATAGGTGGTGGAACTTATGCTCCTGATTTTGATTATGCTTTATATATAGCTCCTAATTCTACTGTTAGTAATGATTCTAATATATCTTTTTTAATTAATGATCCTGTTGATTTTACTGTTTCTAGTTCTATAGATCCAACTGTGGTAACTATATATGAATTAGCAGGGGCTAATCCATCATCGTTTTTATTAAAGAAAACTAGAAAAGCAATATCATCTACTATTAATACAACAACTTTTTCTTTTTCTTCACCTGTTAAATTTTCAACAGTTGAAATTAACACTTCTAATTTAATAGGAATATTAGACTGCACTGATAGTGAAGGTAATATTTGGAATGAAGTTGATTATTTAGGTCAAGAAATGATTTATGATTCAATTAAAAATACAAATATTAATGATCCTAATTTATCATCATACGGAGATGCTCCTTATCTATTAAAATTAAGGAAAACCCAATATAGATTTACAACTCGTTTAAGAAATTCAAATACCCTTCAAATCCAATTCGGAGCAGGAACAACAAATAATTCAGATGAAGAAATAATACCAAACCCAGACAATGTTGGTATAGGTCTACCTTTTGAACAAGATAAGTTAAACACAGCTTATTCTCCTTCAAACTTTTTATTTACAAAAACTTATGGTATAGCTCCTTCAAACACTACTTTAACATTTAGATATTTAACTGGAGGAGGAGTTACAGCTAATATTGACGCTAATACTTTAACAACATTAAATGGAACTGTTAATTTTTTAAATTCTAATGTTCCTAACGCTGCTACAGCTAATAATATATTTAATTCATTAGCTGTTACAAATCCAACAGCTGCTAGTGGAGGAGGTGATGGTGATACAATAGAAGAAATAAGACAAAATTCAATTGTTAATTTTGCTAGTCAACAACGAAATGTAACTCAGGATGATTATTTAGTTAGAGCTTTAAGCATGCCTGCTAAATATGGAAATGTAGCTAAAGCTTATATTGAACCTACAAAAGTTAGAAATATATCTTTTGGTGAATCAACAGGGGTATTAGATTTATATGTTTTAACATATAATTTAAATAAAAAACTAACTCAAGGATCTTTAGCTCTTAAACAAAATTTATCTACATATCTCTCACAATATAGAATGGTAAATGATGCTATTAATATCAAAGATGCTTTTATAATTAATATAGGTATAAATTTTGATATAATAGTATTACCTAATTATAATAATAATCAAGTTTTAACAAATTGTATTATTAATTTACAAAATTATTTTAACATTGAAAATTGGCAAATTAATCAACCAATAATATTAAGAGATTTATATATCTTATTAGACAGCATTGATGGAGTTCAAACTGTTAAAAATATAGAAATATCAAACTTTGTCGGATCAAACCTAGGATACTCAGATTATGCTTATGATATTCCAGGAGCAACTAAAAATAATGTTATATACCCATCAATTGATCCAATGATTTTTGAAATCAAATACCCAGAAGCAGACATACAAGGTAGAATAGTACCTTTATAAAAAATATTAAAAAACAATGGCAGTATATAAAATATTTCCTACTAAAGATACTACATTATATTCAATGTATCCTGATAAAAATACAGGATTAGATTCTATATTAGAAGCTTCTTTAGAAGTTAATGGAACACCAAATCCATCACCCCAAACTAGTAGATTTTTAATTCAATTTTCAACAGCTGAAATAACAGATATTATTAATAATAAAATATCTGGATCACAATGGAAATCAAATTTAAAATGCTTTGTTTCTAATGTTACTGCTTTAAACTCCAATACAACATTAGAAGTTTATCCTATATCACAATCATGGAATTTAGGCACAGGCAAATATGCTTTTACTCCAGAAGTACAAAATGGAGCTAGTTGGATTTGGAGAGATTATTATAGTGGTAGTAAATGGATATATGATAACGGAGTATTTCCTGTAAATTTCAATCCCGGAACAACAGGTTCATATTCATCCTCTGTATCAACTGGAGGAGGAACATGGTATGTGACTCAATCTTTAAGTGGATCTCAAACTTTTACTTATTATTCAAGTAAAGATCTTAAT